ATTTTTTATTTTATTTTGGTTTAAGACCAGGAAATACAGGTGTTGATAAATTTATAAAAAGATTTGGACCTTTAGGTGCATTCCCATCAACTGAATAATGGAAAAGAAACAAATAATATTACCATCTAAAAAATTCTTTGGGTCAACAGATGAAGATTTAAATTTAAAAATAAGTTTAGATGAAACTAAAAATTTACTTAGAGAAGGTGAAAGAACTACAATTTTAGATACGTCAGTTCTTTTTACTAAAGAACGAAATGAAAGTACATATTATAAGGTTCACGGAAAATTAAAAATGGTTTTCCGTAATTTATATAGTGGGTCTACGGGATATCAACCATTGAAAAAAAATCTTTATTTAATAAATGACGATGCAATTAATTTTGACGGTTATATACCATATAATGAATTTGCATTCTTAAGAAATGATGTAAAAAGAGAAATTAACAGTCCTGTAACAACTTCTGTTCTTTCAGCTTTTACTCAAAATATAATAGTATATGGAGGAAATGAACATGTTGAAATAACACAATCAACTGCACCATATCATAATTGGAATATTTGTTTATCATATGTTTACTATGGTGATACAACATATCCTATGAAATACACTTTAACGGGTAATACTGTTTATAGTTTTACGGCACAAGACGGGATACCATTTAGAGTAACTGAAACAAAGAAAACATATATTTTTACAAGTCCTGTTTATCATGGAATTAATGAAGGTGAATACATTGTGATATCGGGAGGTACTTTAAATAATTCGGTACCGTTATCAGGTAGAACCTTTTCGGTTATTTCGGTTGGTGACGGTTTATTTAATTCTGAAAATTATACTTTAGAAATTAATAAATCTGAAATACCTACTGGTCAAACATTATCTACAGTTATTTTAGGTAAACGATGTGTTAATAAAAATAAATTAAATGAAACTATATCAGAATATTATGTACACAAACATAAAGTGTTAACAATGGGTGATGGTTTTGTTCTTGATAATATAGGATTTGAATCTTCTATTTGGGAAGATGAAAAAAAATTGATTTTTAAAAATAGTGCTGGTGAGAATAATAAAGTCGTTTTTAGAAATAGAATGGAATCTTTAATTTATGATTTTAAAACGCCTTTTTCATTAACAAATTTAACAAATAATTTAGGTTATTTACCTACTGATGTTTATGTATCTATTATTTTTAAAAATAAAAATGGATATTTTGATTACCCATATAAAGTTGGATATAAATTTAATTTTCATGATACGTGGGTTGATAATCATTTTAGTGGTAGTACTTCAATGGAGACAACTGTTCCATACGGAACATTTGTTAAATCTGGAATAACTTTCACGTCTGGTTCAACAATAACAACAGGTACCACATTAATTGGTGCGTTTATTGAATACAACAAATCTGAATTAAAAGAAAGAGTTATTAGTGAAGCGTTTCATAAATTAACATCACCTTTAAATGTTTTTGACCATAATCAAGATGATTCATCAACGTATTCAGGTGTTTCGATTAATAATAAAGTGGGGTTATATTATCAACCACATTATAAAGTAAAACTTAGAGAACTATCACCATATATTGAAACATCAGTAACGAATGAAATATATGGTTTACCACAAAATGCTAAATATTTTGAAAATGAGGGTTTATGGAAATGGAGAGACCTTTATGACCATGGATTTATTGACCCTGAAGGATATGGTACAAATTATCCATTTATGAATAATATTCATTATGTTAAAAATGATATTAATTTTTATTTAAGAAATGAACAACAATACACAAATAAACAAGATGGTTTAAAGAAAATAATAAGAATTAATTGTTAAAATGAAATTATTAAGAAAAAATAGTGATCAGAATTTAATTTTAAATAGTGAACAAACATTTAAAACTGATTTAGGATGGGCAGATAATGCTGAGATAATGGAAAAAGAAATATTATATCAAATTATTAATCCAACTGAAAATTATGAAACTATTAGGTATTCTCATAAACCATATATGAATTCTAATAATTTTAGTCAATCAGATATATGGTTTTATTTTTATTTTGGTAAGTATTCTTATCAAACAATAAGTCCTGTTGATTTAGTTATAACTGGTGTTACATACGAACAAGATTATAGATTAATGGATATTTCATTAGAAGAAAATGCATTAATGTTAAAACAATTAAGTGAAAGTTTTTTTAGGTTAGAATTTTATAAAACATCTAATGATGAATCACCAAATATTTCTAATAGAAGATTAGTTTTTTCTAAAAATTTATCTGTACCATTAGGTGAAAAAGTTTTTTATTCAGGCACTACAAATGGTGGATCAATTCCATTTAATGATTATATATTTTTTCCTGTTTTTTTTGGGTCTAATTATAAAAATAAAGAGAATATGTATTTTTTTTGGTTTATGGATGACACAATGTTTGATGAAACTAATTTAACTGGAAACACATTTTATATGACTGCTAAATTTTATAATTCAAAAACAGGAAATATATTTGATTTTACAAATAAAACAAAAACACCTAACGGTATAATAATTGAAGAAAATGATTTATATTATAAAGTAATTATAGATAGAACAAACTATACCTATGAAATTTTTGAATTCAATGGTTCTTTAGGTAATAGAATAGGACAATCTAATAACCCGATAGTGTTTTATGAAAGATTTTTATAATGGAAAAAAACTCATATAAATTATTAAGAAAAAATATACCAAAAATTAAATTACATTCTTTAACAGGACAATATTGGTATGATAATTTTAATAATTTAGTTCCTTGGACTGATTCAATAAATCTTCCACCATCAAATGGGGATTTTGTATACAATATATCAACTAACCCACCTCAAGGTTATTATGTATGGTCAGGGTCTACGTGGGTTTCTATTAGTGAATCAACTGCAATAGGAAGTCATGAGATTCCAATATTTTTAGAATCATCAGTTGATGAAATGGGTGTTATGGTTGGGTTTGATGGAAATATACATCAAGTTGAACAAGTATGTAATTTTTCGTACACTCAATCAGGTAACACGGTACAAGTATATAACACAGTAGATACAAGTAAAGTATCAGAAATTAATGAGATTAATTTTACAATTGATTGGGGTGATTCAACAACAAGTACATTTACATCACATGTTGGAACAACACTAAATTCTGTAACTAAAACATATTCATCTTCAGGTGTTAAAATAGTCACAATATCACTTAACACACCATGGTTAGATTTTAAATTATCAAAAAATATAACAGTACCATCAAATATAACGATTTCAAATCCTTTGGGTACGTTTAGTGGTTTCACGATACCATTTACAACTATTACTAATCAAACGTTAGATTATATAAATAATTTAGATCATACAAGAAATAATATAACAGGAAATACAACATTTAATTTTGCTTCGATAGGTAGTAGTAGAATTAATGAAAAAAAACTTTATGGTTCAAATACATATTCTGGTGTGATAACAGGTACTGAATCAGGATTAACATATAGTGGTTATACAATAGATGGTCTTTTCTATAAAGATTTTAGTGATGGTATAACAGTAATAACAGGATCAACATCAGGTTATACTAAAGAAGATGTTATCAATCTTGTATTAACTAGAAATGAACATTTTATTGGTTTTATTGACGAACCAACGATTTTTTCTGATATATTTGTTGAAAGAGGTAAACAAGGTGTTTTAGAAAAAACTTTAAGATTATCTGAAATAGATAACATTGGTGAATTAAATATATATGGTAATGGATATTTTAACATAAAAAAACAATAAGATTTATATTTATTAATAACATATAAAAAAAATAAAAAAATGGCACAAGGATCATATGGAATAATTAGACCATCAGATGTTTCACCGGAAGATGTTGAAATATATTATCATTATGTTCCGGAAAGAACTAGTGACGTAACCGCAGAATTAAAAAGATTAAATTCATCCGATGTTTTAACACCTGTTTTTCATAACGTGAATACAACAGATGATTCTTCCGCGCCGGATGTTGAAATATTAGGTGGATTATATAATTTAAAATTATCATCAGTAGATTTTTCAGAATTAGGTGTATATACAATACATATTAGACCTAAACAAATAAGAACAACTATAACTGATTGTGGTATTTTAGCATCATTACCTTCTGTTAGAGGATTAATTATTGATTTAAGTAATGTTTCAGTAACAGATAGAAATAAATTTACATCACAAGGATTAGTAGGTTATCGAATTGAATATATAAACAGTTCAGATAATAAAAAAATACCTAATTTTTATAGAATAGTTACATCTTCGTTTTATTGTACACCTATAGTTTCAAATTTAAATAGTACTAGTGATAAATCTATAAGATATCAATATAGTGAACAAGTCACATCTTTTTTATTTTTAACAGTAACACCATCATCGGCACCTTCGAATAAACCTAATACAGTACCTTTTATTGGATTACCTTCACAAAAAATTATATTAACAAACACTTTTTTAAATCCAACAACAATTGAAGTTGAAATGGTTGAACATGATACCACAACATTAGCTCATGCGTTATATGGTAATCAAAGTAAGGCGGTGTCTCAAGGTATCTATACGATTTATGATAATAATAACAATATATATAAACAGTATAATCTTTATGAAGTTAAGGACGAATTAAATGAAACTTTATATGAAATTCGTGAAGAAAGAACTGATATTGATGAAACTTTAAATTTTGATACTATTACTGAATAATGGCGAATAGAAAAGTACCAAATCAAGCGGCCAATGGGTCAGAAACATTTAATGATAATTTAGTTGGAAGACAAATTACTACAGGTAGTCCTTCGCTTGCTAATACTGTATTTGAAATAGATAAAGTTATACCAGAAAAAGATGAAAAATCTTTTAGGTCTGAACCATTTTCAGAATTTATAACTTTAGAGGACATCAATAAAAAAGAAAATATTGATGTAATTGAACCAACAGGACAAAAAAATAAAAAAAATTCAATTCGTTTTAAAACAAATAAAAGAAATGCAGATAAATCTTTATTTGGTTCATTAAAAGAAAGATTATTAGTATCGATAACTAAAATAATAAATAAATTTCCTAGTGGATTTGAAATAAATGCATCTGGTCCAATTTCGAATAATTCATATTCTGCATATAATATAACATATGATTATGGTTTAAATAGAACAACTTTTTATATTCAAGAAAGTAAAATTTTTAATCCATTTGATATTTCATTAATCACACCTAATAGTTTAATAAAGTCACCTACAGAAAATGAGATAAGAAATTTTTATTCATCATATACGAAATATGTTATATTAGTTAATAATGAAAATTATCCAATAATTAATTATACTGAATCAAATTCATCTAATGAAATAATCTTAGTTGTCAATGGAAATCCATTTAATTCAGAAACATCATATAATAAAAATTTTATAATCCGGCCTAATGATGGTATAGTTGAAGATTTTTTTTCTGATTTAGATGATATTGAAGAATCTCTTTTGAATAGAGAAACTGTACCAATTTATTCTTCTAGATTTGAAATACCTTCAAATAGTGATGATGGTTCAAGTATAACATTACAAAATGTTGAATATAATTGGCCATTATCTAGTGATGGGTGGAATATTGCTATTACAGGTTTAGAATTTGAAACATATGTTGAAAATTTAAAAACAATATCAGATGAAGTGGATAACTATAAATCAAACATTATGGTTAGATTTTTATCCTCCCCTCAATTGTTTGAATTTGATACGGAAGATAAAAGAGCACAAAATGTTTTTCAATTATATGGGCAAAGTTTTGATAATGTAAAAAAATATATTGATAATATAGCTTATATGAGAAATGTAAGTTATGATGGGATTAATAATTTACCTGATATTTTATTAAAAAATTTATCAGAAAATTTAGGTTTTTCGACGACTAATTTATTTGATGAAAAAACATTAAACGATGTTTTATATACTAGATCAATCTCATCTTATGAAGGTTCACCAATAGGATTAAATTTAGTAGAATCTGAATATGAATTTTATAAAAGGTTGTTAGTAAATTTATCTTTTATTTTTAAATCTAAAGGAACCAGATCTTCAATTGAATTTTTTTTAAAATTTTTAGGTGCACCTGAACCATTAATAAAGATTGATGAATATGTTTACCAAGTAACATCATTTCCTAATAGTTTTGATTTAGAACAAGACATTTATGATGTTATTTCAGGTGAAAAAAAATATTATGTTGCTGAATTTAACCCAACCACATATTCATATACAAAATCTGAAACTAATGGTATAACAAATTTCAGTAGATATGGTTATCCTGTTGATGAAAATACTGGTTTACCTAGAAGGGCTTTTAGTGAATCTGATGATATTTTCTTTGAAAAAGGTGCTGGGTGGTATGATGTAACTCTTGACCATCGTTCACCAACAGTTATTGATAATGAAAATTCAGATTTAACAGGTAGAACTAAAATTATTAAAACAAAAAATAAGGATTACACTTATGGTGAAGATTATTTTGATATATACAGAACATTACCTGGATTAGATACGGGTTTCGGTTTAAAATCTGAAATTGATAATATAAAAGCACATAATATTGATAGTGATTCTAAATTAATTCTTAATAGAAAAAATATTTCAATACATATTTCTGCGTCTAATTCTATAAATTATGACATATATAGGAAATCGAGAGATTTAGGAATTTCTTTTGGTAGTGCTACTTTACCTCCACAAACAGGTGTTACTTTTGCTGAATTTGTGAATAATTTTATACACAAACAAGTGAAAAATTCACACATAATAAGGTATAAGAAAAATTATATAGTTCTTGAAGATATATACAGAGATTATGTTTCAAAGGCTGGATTTACGTCTTTTACCTTTATTGATTCTCAAGAGTTTGTGAATAAAATTAGTCCATATTGGGTTAAATTAATTGAACAATTATTACCATCAACAACATTATGGAGTGGTGGTAATTTAATTGAAAATAATGTATTTGGTCGTTCTAAATATCAGTATAAATTTGGGTGTCAACCTAAATATTTTTATGAAGAAGTATATCCAGATTTTGAATCTGCAATTATTGAAGATATTGAAACATTAATTGGTGAAGAAGAAAATTTTAGAGGTTTAATTAATTTAACAGGAGTTACGTTTTATCCTGTAATAGAAATTGATAGTAAAATATTTGGTGGTCCGAATTATGATATGTTGACTGACGATATGGTTGTTGTTGTTAGTGGAATAACAAATACAACGAATAGTGCTAAACTATTCAACCCATTCCCGATGACAGGTAGTACTGATTTGATTAGTAACGATCCGATAAACATTGCGTTAATTTCTGAATATAAAAATTATTTAAATACTGATTTAAATAAAATAAAAAGTTTATGGGTGAGGGCGTTAATTAATTTAATTAATTCTATGACAATATCTAGAAATACGTCTGGATATGAAAATTATGGACCATTTACAGGAACAACGGGTCAAACATATAGTGTTGA